AACATTACTGCAACTAGAAGATTCTCCAGATCAAAGACTGATCTACCAAGGGCCAATGGATTCTAAGACCAGGCCTGTTTGTATACGAATGCTTAAAGAGGGTGGGATGACACAATCCCAGGTAGAATCCAAATATCCAGGCGCTTTACGAGATGGCGGAGGCTTTAATTGTAGGCATCAATGGGTCGCTTTGTCATCTAAGACGCAAAATAAGGAGATACAGACGAAAGCTAAAGTAGCTTATCAAGGAATGATGGATAAAGCTAAAAAGAAAGGGCGTTCGTTTAAAAAGCCAAAAACTTTAGAAGAATATTATAGATGATCAGTTTAGCAAAAATGTACAGATTTCCAGTAGCGTTCTTTAATTCGCTAGGGCAAAATGTCGTAAAAGCGCATAGACGCTATGTAAGGCAACTAAAGAAAGGCCATACTGGTAGAAGATTTGCTCCATATGCAAAAGCAAAAAAAGGTCAAGTTTCATACGCAAAACGAAAAGCAGCGGGCAAAGCAGCTCCTAATCAAATATCCAGGAGTACAGCTCCAGACTTAACCTTAACTGGTAAAATGCTTAACTCTTTAAAGCTCATTAAACCAGTCCCAAATGGATTTTTTTACGGGATAACGGATCCAGAACAAGCCACGAAACTTGAGGCAAATCAAGCTGGTATTTTTGGTAGAAAAGTAAAAAAGAGCAAAAAAAGAATTATCTCTTCTGAGAATCACGCAGTACCTCCAGAAATTGGAGATATGATTATGGAAGAAATGAGCAAACAAATAGTAAGACAAATCACCTCAGAACTCAGAAAAAATGGAACGGGTTTTAAGGTATACACCATATAGGAGAAAATTATGGAACAGGACACTAAAGTTAGTGTAGAGCAGCAAGCTCAAGCCGTTGAACAGGGTAATGTTCAAGATGGTAATGAAGATAGCGCTTATTCAGCAGCCATAGCAGACGCTAAAAAGTACAGACACCAGCGCCAGGAATTGGAAAAGACGGTAACAGAGCTGCAAGATAAAATCACTCAACGGGAAGAAGCGGATATGCAGAAGAACAATGAGTGGAAAGATCTTGCTACTAAGTACAAGTCAGAACGGGATGAGTATAAATCGTTAGCAGAAGAGGGTAAGGTTCTTAAAGAGCAGACCCGCAAAGATCTTCTGGACCAACTTTCTGATGATGATAAAGAGTTTGCCATCGACCTTAGCACAGATAAACTGAGCAAGTTCGTCGCACGGCAAGCTAAACAAAAAGTTGAAACTAACGAAGCTTATTCTAGGCCAATGCCAGATTCTAAGATCAATCCGTTTACGGAAATGAAAAAAGAGCAACGGCAGAACAACTGGAGTAAGGTTCTTTCAAATTACGCTAAAAAATAGCGTAGGAAGTAGAGAAATCTAATGGCATTATCAGGTGATTTTTCTGGTGCATCGGTAACCACAAGTACCGCTGCTAATTTTATACCCGAGATTTGGACCGATGGAGTCAAAGCATATATAGAGCGCAATCTTGTGTTCGAACAATGTGTAGACACATCTTTAAATGGTCTTGTTAAAGGTAGAGGGGATACATTTCATATCCCTAAGTTAGCAGAGGTAAGTGATGCCGCTAAAGCAGCAGAAACACTCGTAACTTACGCAGCCGGAACGCACGCAAAGGCCGATCTTAGCATCGACCAGCATCGTTACGCTGCAAAACTCGTTGAAGACATAGCATCCGTACAAGCAATCCCAGGGCTTTTTGAAAAAGAGGTCAGCGGTAGTCAAATGCCGAGTGCATAAGTGATTATGCAATTTGAAATTGGAGTATTAAGCGGGAAACCTAAACCAGAGATGGCAAGGCAATCCGAACCGAAGACTATGATAATCATAGTCAGGGGCAGAGCATAGCTGATGAAAAGATATAATTCAGCCAAGAGACTCCGACAACTTACTAAAGTTGAAAAGATATGCCGATACTTGTTAGAAATGACAAGATCCAGGATAAAAAGCCTGGTATAACAAATGATGGCGTACGCGCTTGCTAAGACTTATGACGCATTTATTGAGTCTAAAGTTGAAGCAGCGACGACAAACAGTACAGCTTTAGCTGGCGACAACACAATCACAGCAGCAGAAATCAGAGGCGGAATGAAGACTCTGATGGAAGCTGATGTAGACACGAATGAGTGTAATTTTGTGGTTTCTCCAGCATTGTATACTGCGATGCTTGGAATCAGCGACTTCGTAGACGCTTCTAAGATGGGCGCAGGCCCATCTGGACTGAAGAATGGTCAAATTGGTATGCTTTACGGTATGCCCGTTCTCCATTCTACAGTAATGGGAAGCTCTGGCTCTACTGGAGTGGAAGTTGGATATATTTTCCATCCATCCGCAGTTAGCGCAGCTCGACAAGTAGAACCAAGAGTACAAGCTGAATACAGCGTGGACTTCTTAGGTATGGAAATGCCGTCCGCATAAGTGATTATGAGGATTATTAACGCGAAATTAAGCGGGGAGGCTAAAGCAAAAGCTATGCTAACCCGAACTGAAGGCTTAAATCAAAATTTAAGTCAAGGGCAGAGCGTAGATCGTGAAACTGCAAAGCAGAATATAATCGATCCAAGAGTTCGCGTCATCTTAACTCAAGATGAAAAGGTACGCCGATACTCAGACGAAAGTTTGAGATCCAGGATAAAAAGCCTGGTATAACATATGACTAAAGTCGTTTGCGATATGCTTTACGGAGCAGTTACAGTTTTTGAGGGTAGAATTCAAGAGTTCAAGAATCCTTAATCCTTGATTAACTGATCAAAATAGGAACTATATGGGGGCCTTTACTGGTCCCCATTCCTTATTATATGTTTAGAACCTACGATTATAAGTGTAAAAAATGTAAAACCGTATTCGAGCTAATGTTAAAAGCCGATGAAGCTCCAATCTGTAAATGCGGAAATACCAACCTCGAGCGCTTAATGAGCGCACCTCTATTTGAATTAAAAGGAAACGGCTGGCCAGGAAAAGAGTTTAAGGCCCAATCTGACTGCAAAGCTATGGCTGCTGGTAAGAAGATTTGATGTAGTCTTATTTCCTTTTTAGTGAAGTCTAGATTGAAAGGAACTACCATTGGCAAATTATAATAGCGACTATACCGGAGTTCAAATTGATTCCGCAATCAGTCGCGCAAACTCAACGGATGTAACGGCCGGAACCGTAGCTGCAAGTAAAGCAGTTGTTGTTGATTCCAACAAAGACATTACCGGTTTTCGCAATATTACTGCTACCGGAACTGTAACCGCAGCAAACGTAAGCCTTACTGGTAACGTAGATCTTGGAGACGCGAGCGGAGATACGGTTACCATAACAGGCAGTATTGATTCAAATTTAATTCCAGCAGCAGACGACACCTATGATATTGGTTCGTCTAGCTATGCTTGGCAAGATTTATTTTTAGAGGGCGACATAACATTATCGGATGCTGGCACAATAGCCACTACAGCAGGGGATCTTACAATAAACGCCGGATCAGGCGAAATTGTTTTTGGAAACGAAAATTTAACCACTACAGGCACGATTGATAGTGGAAGTCAGGCAGTAACAGGCAATGTAGTTGCCTCTGGAACTGTCCAGGCCGAACAACTAACCACAACCGATGATTTAACGGTTTCTGGATTAGCCACAATAGGAGAAACACTCGCAGTTACAGGAGTAGTAACAGCAGCAGGCTTTACGATCGGAAGCGCTGTTATCAATGAGGCAGAGCTTGAAACTATCGATGGAATAACTGCTGGTACGGTAATAGCAAGCAAAGCGATTGTAACAGATTCCAATATAGACATCACAGGCGGTAGAAATATAACCATTAGTGGAGAGCTAGATGCAGCCACATTGGATATTAGCGGTAACGCTGACATTGACGGTACGCTAGAAGCCGATGCGTATACGGTGGATGGAACGGCTTTAAATGAATATATAGCCGATACTGTCGGAGCAATGGTAGGCTCTAATACAGAAACCAACATCACAGTTACATACGAAGATGGTGATAACACTTTAGACTTTGTAATTGGCACACTTAATCAAGATACGACTGGTACAGCGGATAACTTTACAGTTTCGGCTAACAATTCCTCTGATGAAACGGTTTATCCAGTATTTGTTGATGGAGCTACAGGCTCGCAAGGTGCTGAATCAGATACGGGATTAACATACAATCCCTCTAGCGGTCTTTTGACTTCTACACTTTTTGCTGGAACATTAAATACAGCAGCCCAGGGAAATGTTACAAGCTTGGGAACACTTACGGCATTAACAGTTGATAATATAGCTATCGATGGAACGACAATAGGCCATACTGGAGATACGGATCTAATCACCCTTACTAGCGGTGTTGTAACAGTAGCAGGCGAAGTAGATGCTACAAGTTTAGACATCTCTGGAGACGCAGATATAGATGGCACACTCGAAGCGGATGCAATTACGGTTAATGGAACGACATTAGCTGAATATATTACAGACCAAGCTGGGGGAATGTTCTCTAGCAATACCGAAAGCGGAATAACGGTAACATTTCAAGATGGAGATAACACCGTTGATCTTTCAGTTGATGCAGCGCAAACA